GAATTCGCCAGGACGAAATTCAACTTTTTCATCTCTTTCATTTTTCTTCCTTTTCGATGTCTTTCGTCTTTCTTGAATTCCAGAAAAAATTCTACAAAATCTTTTACCATTAAAATTAGCACGATTCTGCATAACAGATTGAGAATAAGGAAACGGAATTATCGTTACATTATCCATTGAATACAGACGGTCAGAAGGGGAGAGAGTGTTCAATTCTGGTATCATGATATAGTGATGGCACATTGGTAGAAAATCCACCGTATCCATCATCACTTTCCAGTTTGAACATCTCTCCACCACATATTTCCTTCCCTTCCACCTAACAGGAGAGGCCACGTGAAGAATGCGTTTCCCGAATATTGGAACGTTTCCATACTTCTTAAATATTTCACTCATACAAATTCACATTCTGCCATTAACTCAACAAGGCACGCTACAAGGTTGATTTCTTGGTCTGCAACAAATGCGGATTTATACTGGTAATCTGCAATTATCAAGACAGCTTGTGGAATAGAACTTTTTTCCGTTACACTATATAGCTCATCATATATTTTACGATAGACTGATGCTGGGTCATTATCAACATTAGAAACAACCCATTGTCTCATTTTTGAAAAGTTTTTTTCACATAATGAATTTATCAACTCCTTCATATTCATTTCTTTGATATTTGCAAGAATACCAGAATTGATTTCACCAGAAGTCGAATACCTTTGCAACTCATTCAAAACTCTCCTAAAATCTGGAAAGTGTTTGAGAACAAGTTTTGCAATTACATTTTTATCAAATATAATATTTTCATCAGAAAGAATATACTCAACTCTATTCATAAATTGAGATGCAATTACTGGTTTTTCATCCTTATCAAGAGTGAAATCAATAACTGCACAACGTGAATGAATAGGTTCAATGATACGATTTTTGTAATTACAAGTGAAAATGAAAGAACAATTTTCTGCAAACTTTTCTATAAAGTTTCTCATCGCTGGTTGTACTGAATCGGGATTCATATAATCCGCTTCATCAATTATTACAACCTTACGACTACCTGTCAAAGAAATAGTAGAACAGAATTGTGTCAACTTAGTTCTAAGAGTATCAATCATCCTACCTTCATCAGAACCATTGATGATAAGATAGTCCGCTCCTGTTTCATTACAGATTGCACGAGCAGCAGTTGTTTTGCCAATACCCGATGTTCCTGTAAACATCAGATTTGGAATTTTATTTTGTCTGACTACATCTCTGAGAGTTGTTTTGATTGAATCAGATAAAACACAATCATCAATAGTTTTTGGGCGGTGCTTTTCCACCCACAAAAGAGAATCCATCATAATTACCCCTCATAAGTGGAGTTTTGTTCTAATGCTATCCAATAATTTAAAGTATCGGTCTTTCTTTTAAAATGAGAAATACGTTTAGATGAAAGTGCAACATGATAATCACCTTCCATTATTTTATTGAGATTTTCTGTTTTGAAAATCATACGAAATGTCTCATCCGTTTTTCCAACAGTAGTTGAAAATCTATCTGAACTTGCATTACCTGTATCTGATACAACAAGTTCAATTTCACCATTATTGCTCTCAACTACAACTTCAGGTAATCCTAAAGTATTGGCCGCATTAACAGTTGTTTTAAATTGTTCATGTGACAATTCAAATACTATTTCTGGTTCAGGAAAAGATATCTCTTTTTCTGGTGGTGTTTGAAACATTGAACTGCTCCCACAATAACGATAGATTGCCGAATGTTTATCATCAGCGATAGACACTCCACTCTCATCAAAATTTAATTCTGGGTCATTGAAAAGAGAGAGTGTTCCTAAAAAACGATTCACTTCATAAATCGGAAATTTTCTTGGAAAATCTTCTTCAATTTCAACAGAGGTTAGAATTGTATTTAAAGGAGAAACCGTTTTAAGAGTTTTTCCTTCTTGGAATTCTATGCTCTGATTAATGTTTGCATAATTTTTTAACAAATTAATTGTTCGTTCACTTATTTTCATTTTAATTCTCCTTTTCACGTTGATAATAATTATCATGTAGGTATAACATAATTATAACATAATGCACTACCTTTGTCAAGTCGCTACGATTAAACCCACCCTTCTTACCATATCTTTGGGCATATTTGATAATATTGCCGATACAAAATCCTTCACCATGTCCTGCATCAGCAATAAATTCTGTTGATTGTATTTTATTTTGAGCATAATGAGAAGTATAAGTGGAATCAATAGCATTCCAAATTTCCTTCAAATATTTGCCTTCATCAAAAACATAATCAACTTTTTTTCTTTCGTTTTCCTCTATTTCTTTTTCGTTTTTCATGTCCACTCATTTTCGTTACATTATCCATTCCATGTGCGGCAAATTCAAGATTTGCTAAACTGGCCATCGAACCAGAAAAAACATAAGAACCCATATGTCCAAGTTTCATCCATGGGCACAAATATATTTTATATCCCAATCTACGAACAAATTGGCAAAAGAAATAATCTTCAGAAAGATATCTGTCACTTTCTCCTGCAATATCACCCAAATATGCTTTTGAATCAATTACTGTATCAAAATATGCATGAATTATTCTATCACCAGTAAAATGTTCTGAACGATTGTGATCTGGACGATATGCGAATTGAGGATATGCTTCTTTAAAATCATTAAACACTTCTCGTTTTATCAACATAAAGCCAGTTCCAATTTCTAAAACATCAACTGGTTCTGCAACTTGAATTTTATGTGTATTTTCTACTGGATTGAAAACATAATCGCCAGTATATTGGTCTAAAATAGTAGGGTCTTCATCTGCGAGCCCACTATCAACTGCATTGCGAACTTTTTCCCATGCAATACATTTTTTCGGATAAGGCCCACCAATTATGTCTTTATCTAATGCGGCTAAAGTCAATACATCATTTGGGTCATAATGTATATCTGCATCAATAAACATAAGATGAGTATATTCGCTTCGTAAAAATTCATCACACAAATAGTTTCTGGCTCTTGGAATTAAGGACTCATTGAAAAGATAAAAGAATTTCAAGTCCATTTCATACTTAGTAGATAATGTTGCAAGGTCACAACTTGCTTTTGCGTACATTCCACTGCACATCCCCCCATACATTGGAGTGCAAACCATTATCTTTTTTTCACGTAATTCTTCAACTGGTATTTTTATATCCATTATCTTCCATTTTTAGTACATACAAAAATAGGAGTCAGTCATTTCAACCAACCCCTATTCTTTTATTTAGAATGGTCTTAAATCTTCGTTTTCTTCTTCAGTTTCAGACGATTCAGAATCTCCATTTTCTTCCTCATCGGAAGGCATCGAAACCTTATCATCCAACTTGGAATACAAGTCCATGAAAGTTTCTTTGGTTTGGTCATCAAACCTTGCAACACACATTGCAATCGCTTTCATGCGATCATTGAAGATTGAAAACGCTTGGACAATGTGAACCAGACGGCGAGTAGCAATGATTTCATCAACTCCACCATCATAGAAAGTCTTACGAATCAAATCTGCCCAATCTACCAGTTTCCCAGCAAATTCTGAATCTTCACAACCAAGAGATTCCATCAACTTTATGATGATTTTTCTCTCAACTGAAACAGAAGGATATTCTTGTTCAACTGTGATAGGAAACCTTTCAAGAAAGGCTTCGTTCAAGATATTTGTTCCAATGAACCGACCATCTTCAGAACCTTTACCTTTGGTATTTGCAGTCGCCATGACTGTAAAACCTTCTTTCGGACGAACAATCCTACCTTCTTTTTTAATCAGAAGTGGATTTCCTTCCAGAACAGGCTGAAGACACATAATCTTGTTTGATGCAAGGTCAACTTCATCAAGAAGAAGAGTTGCACCACGTTCCATCGCCATCACTACTGGCCCGTCCTGCCAAACTGTTCGGCCATCAATCAATGCATAGTGACCGATCAAGTCATCTTCATCAGTTTCGATGGTAATGTTTACCCTGAAAAGTTCCTTTTTCAGTTCGGCGTGAACTTGTTCAATCATCATGGTTTTTCCGTTTCCAGAAAGACCAGTAATGAAAATAGGGTAGAATTGTCCAGACTTAGCAATAGTCTTGACATCATTGAAATGCCCAAACTTCACATATTCTGCCGCTTTAGCAGGAACATATGATTCTGTTTCATTTTTTGGAAACTCAATCACATTAGAAATGCGAGGAGCTTCAGTTGAAACAGTCTCAACTGGTTTTACCATAGGTTTTGAATATGTAACTAATTCCCCTGTTTCGGAAATAGTAGGAATACGAAAAATTCCCCTACGAACAGAATTCTCAGAACCCCATATAAAAGAAGGAGCATATTTTGACAACCCACATTTGGCTGCCCACTCCATCAATTGTTTACGAGACGCTTCACCATCGGGAAAATCACGTAACAGACTCTCAATGATTTGTTGTCGCTTTTCGGTCACTTTAGACATTATATAAACTCCATAAGGAGGTTTCAAAAAAGAAGAAGAGGTTCATCTCTCCCCCATCATTACAACTATAGTATCGCATAAAATTGAGTTCAAGTCAAGTTTTTTACGCAACTTTTTTGATAAAGGCATTAAGAAGCACACGATTTTGCAACTTGTTTTTCGTATTCTTGCGTAACGCTTTTCTAAGTTCCGCTTTTGAAGAACCAACCTCAACCTTTTCAATATAATCAACTTCATCAATTTCTAAACCTTT